TCTTTCCACCACGACATGAGGTGCTTGCCACCGCGGCCGGAGTTGTATGTGTCCACGACGGCAGCGGCGACGCAGTGAGCCTTGGACTGACCGGTCGTCAGCCGGTAGCGCTCGCCACGCTGGAGGAGACCCTTGACGCCACCCTTGGCCTTATCGAGGCGGGTCACGATGGTGAGGTCGTCCACCTCGTCGCCGTAGCGGTCGAGGACGAGAGCCACGCCATTGAGAGCTTGGGTCTCGAAGCCGGGATCTCCGTATGCGTCGCGGAGTACGCGGATGGTGCGACCGAGGCAGTCCCCGCCGGCGGTGTCGTAGATCTTGCGGAGCGCAGCAACGGCGCCGATGGCTCCGGGAATCTCATCGCGGCTGACCACACTGCCGTTAGCGCGGACGATCCTGTCGATATCGACCTCGACAGTGCGCCAGGCCGTGACCCCAATGCGGAACTTCGAGAACGCGTCGATGGTGAGGGTGTCGCCGAGCTTGAGGAACTTCTCGGCCTCCACGTCCTCCGAGAGGCCGAAGTAGACCCAGCACTGGATCTTGATGCTCAGGTCGTCTTCGAAATACGCACGGAGCGCGGCGACGCGGTGCTGGCCGTCGATGACGTAGTAGACGTCCGTGTCGCCTGGGCGTTGGTTGACGATGGGCACGCCGATCTGTTCGAGGTCGAGGTTGGCGAGGATCTTGTCGACCCACGCCTGCCTGAGGTCTCGCTGTGCGAGCGGCGACACGTGGATCTGATCGAGCGGAATCCAGCGCAGGACCGCTGCGCGGTCAAACTTGGAGGTAGACTTTGCACTCATTGGATCGACTTCCTTTTCTCTATCTGTCGGATTGCCTTGGAGAGGGCGTTACGGGATGCAGTCAGGGAGTCGATCCATTTCTGGGCTTCCTCCGGGTCGATGTCGTTGGGGTTAATGAGGTCGAGTCCGCTGATGATGTTTTCGAGGGCGGACACGGACTCGCGAATGATCCGGTTGCTGTCGAGGCGATGGACGCGACCGAGGACGCGGTCGGCGCGGATGTCGATACCGCGATCCTTGGCCCCCGCCTTGACGCCGGCTTCGCTCATGCCGACGTCGCGGGCGATCTGAGACGATGCCGAGCCGGACGCGGCGAGAACGGCAATGCGGTCCCACTTGGCGGCGTGCTGCTCGCTGTAGGTGGACTCGCTGGGCGCTTTGATCTTGCGGACCACGTTGGCGCGAGACACGTTGCCCTCGTCCTTAGCGCCCTCGATGGCGGTCTCGAAGTCGTCGTCCGTGACGTCGTCCGTCAGGTCGTAAATGCCAGCCTGATTGCCAACGAGTTCAGCGGGGCTCGCAAAGTCAGACGGTGAGCAAAAGGTCTTGCCAAGACCTTTTGCTCCTCGGACCGGCAGACCTCCTCGGACGTAGTCCCCCTGAACTCCACCTTCGCCCCTCTTGGTGATCTCGCCGCGCTCCTGTCCTCCCCGGATTGACTGGCCAAGAGCGCGCTCGGAACGACGGACCATGACCTCGGCGTCCACCTGAATCTCCTTGCTGACCTTGAGACGCTTCGCAGCATCGGCCGCGGTCGCGATGAACGCCTTGAAGTCCGCGATGTCACGAGCCGGAGCGGAGGTCTCTACCGCGTGGGCGAGCCACGTGTGGGCCTGCTCCAACATCCCCAACATGGCGACCTCGCGGGCCTGCGGATCGAGCGTGTCCAGCTCTGCCATGTTGGTGGCGGGCACGATGTCCGTGACGGTCATGCCGCGTCCCTCTTGACGAGCGCCTCGATGTCAGTCCGGCGGAAGAGGCGGGCTCCGACCTTGCTGGGTGCGGTGAGGTAGATGGGGACCTTGCCCCTGACACACCACCGGTTGAATGTGTTCCTGTTGATCCCGAGGATGTCTGCGGCTTCGAGGGAGCCGATCAGGTCGTTTGTGGGCATGTGCACAAAATTAGCCCCACGTCTGATTTAGCGCAAGTACCTAGAACCGGCGAGTCTGAACAATTTGTCGCGCCGGGCGTGTCGCTGAAAATTTGCCCGCTCTCAACCACTTGCACAAAGTTGTGCAGTGTGCCCACAATGGACACATGACTACCAACGAAGCGGAACCAGTTGTCTCGTATGAGTGGACGATTGCCGACCGGCTGCGCAAGGCGCGCGAGCTGACCGGCCTCAACCAGGAGGGGTTTGCTACCCGGATTGGTATTTCGAAGGGCACAGTGTCGACCTACGAGATCGACCCAGATGCACCTCACAAGCCGCCATTCATGCTCGCGTGGGCCAACGGCTCGCCGGTCACGCTAGAGTGGCTCTGGACCGGCCAAGAGTCGGGCAATTCCCCACCGGACGGCCGCCCTTTTTGGGTGACGTCCCAATCCGTCGATAACGACCGTTATCCCGTCGCGGCATGAGCAGGGTTCGGGGGACTCACACGCAGCCGAGAGCGTTATTGTCGTGCTCAGAGGTTGACCGATAAGTGCAGTTATTAAGCATTGAAGGGGTAGAGTGAAGGCGTGGACGCTCTGGCACAGATATGGCTCGACTACCTACGCGACGACCGGGGGATGTCGGCGAACACGATCCTGGCCTACTCACGGTCCATGCGAACCCTGCCCAACGCCTCGACAGCCACCCGCGAAGAGGTCGAGGCGTGGTGGCACAACCGCGCCGTTGACCTGTCGCAACACGGCCGACCACGCACCGCGTCAAGCCGCGTCAACGAACTGGCCGCCGTCCGGTCGTTCTACCTGTGGTGCCGGATCTGGGAACACCGCACTGATGACCCGACGTTTCGGATCACACCACCCAAGATCCCCAAGGGTCTACCCAGACCCATCTCGCGCGCTGACCTCGCGCGACTCCTCGACACCTTGTCGCCCGACCTGCGCCGCGCTGTGTGTCTCGGCGCGTGGGCTGGGATGCGCGTCTCTGAAGCCACAGAACTCGACTGGGCGAATGTGGACCTGGAGACGAACCGGATACGCGTACTCGGGAAGGGTGGCAAGACGCGGCTTGTGGGGATCAGCCCGATCCTGCTCGACGCGATACTGCCGGACACCGGTGGCAACGTGGTGATGGCTGGCGGGCGCCCGTACACAATCCCGGTGTTGCAGCGGAAGGTGAACCGGGCCATCGTCTCGGCTGGAGTCAGCGCCACGTTCCATCAGCTGCGGCACAGGTACGGGACCATCGCCGTGGGTAGTGGAGCGAACCTGCTCGCGGTCAGTCGGGCGATGGGGCACGCATCTCCGGCGACGACGGCCATCTACGCGGCGACCTCAGACGCGGAACTCGACATCATCGCCAACGCCGTGGTGCGCTGAGGGCATGACGAAAGCGCCCCTCTCGCCCGGGCTCAAACCGGGGACGAGAGGGGCGTTCGTTGTGCAGCAGGAGCCGGGGGCTCCGCGCCCAGCCACCGAGGCGACTGGGGGGACGTGTCAGGTAGGTGGTGCGAGTGCGATGCCCAGCAGGATTAGGACGACCCCGACAGCGAGGGCGAGCAGGGAGCGATGGACGAGCGGGTCGATGCGGACCTTGACCCGTGGCCGGTCATCCCGAATGAACCTCGAGGCGAGCAGGCGGGCGCGGGCTTGCTCGTACCCGCGACTGTGACGGGCAGGCATGGCTACACGACGGCGGGCGGCGTAGGTGCGGCTGACTGCCTGCTGGGGAACGACTGCACGTTCTGCAACACGCACGCCACAGCTGCACCGGCAGCAACGGCGAGGTCAGCCCGCCAGTCCACATGCAGGATGTCCACGGCGTTGGCACCGAGCATCCCGGCGAGGGTTTGCGCGAAGGTTTTGGCGGCGCGGACGGCGACGTCGTAGGCCCAAGCTTTGATGGTGTTCATGGTGGTCTCCTAGGTTGGGACGACGGTCAGGGTTCCGGTGACCTTCACCTGGGCGGCGATGGCGTCGCTGATGATCGTGGTGATCTGGTCGGCGGTCAGGTCGGGGTGTGCTGCGAGAGCGGCCACGGCCGCGGTGAGCGCTGCGATCTGCGCGAGTTGCGTAGCCGCACGGCCCGCGAGGTCGGCGTACCGAGCACCCTCCGACCCGTAGCGGTTGCGCTCGTTCGTCTCATGGGCGGCAAGGGCTGCCAGGATGGTCTGGACTTCTGCTGCGGACATGGGCGTGTCTCCTGTCGGGGTGGTGGGTTTGGGGTCGACTCCGGGCCAGTAGTCGGCAACGACGGAGATGTCGACCGGGCCAGGGTTGGCGTACTGGTGGGCGATGCTGCCGGGGTACAGGTTTGGGCCGTTGCCGGGGTAGGCGGCGACCCACCAGTGGGGCTCGGTCACGCCGGCGTTGTGGAACGCGGTCTTGACTGTGGGCCACGCAGCCAGCGAGCAGTAGACGGTCGGGTCGATGCCAGCGGCGCGACGACGGACGACCCAGCCGGGGGCGTTGGCCGGAGTGGAGCAGCCCGCCTCGACGTCGAGCACGTGCCCGTCGTTGGTGCTCGAGAAAACCGCTATCCTCGCCTTGACCGAGTGCGGGAAGCGCGCCCAGTCCGTCGGTGTCCATGCGTACTTGCCGTCGACATACCCGCAGACCCCTTGGGCGGTCACGGGGATGTTGGCGGGGTGGATGGCGTCGTAGAAGGTGCGAGTCATGTCAGCCTCCCGGCCGGGGTCCGGTGCCGTCC